GCCTTTATCATTTAACCTTTTTAGCCATTCTTTTTGATCCTTTGATGGTTTGTTATACCCTACCTTTAGTTCTACCATTAAACCATTGTATTTTAGATTAGGCTCAAATATTAAAATATCGGGTATTCCTTTTTTGTAATGTTTTTTAATTAAAGCTTTTTGTTTATAATTTCCTTTACCTAAATAAACACCACCCAAAGTAGATGACCAAAGTATAGTAGGTAGGTATTCTAAATATTCTACTATGCTATTGTGTAGATCTTGTTCTTTCATTTGTTTATTATTATAATCATTAAAGGTCGCAAATAACCTGTTTTGGGTATTTCTCCATTTTCATTAGCAAAATGAAATCCATAATAACCTTTAGGTTTTTGTAAAAATCTAATTTGTATATTTTCTTTAGGTCTATGGTTGTAGCTACACCATAAGTAATCGTGAAAATATTTTGAATTAGTAGAAGCTGGTAGTAAAAAAACACAAAGAGAATTACTCTCTATTGCTTTTTTAATAAATTTAGGCGTATGTTGGTTAAACATAGGGTGGCAATATATAATCTCATTATTCCAATCCTGCTTTAAAGCGTCTTGTTCTTTAGTCCAATATCTATCTACTAAATGATTTTTGTCTGAAGCACAAGCGTCAATAGTAAAATTAAATTCTTTAGATAATTGTTCCCATATTTCTTTAGGTGTCCTTATCCATTTCATATCATATTGTTTTTTATCTTTACCTTTTATTAATTGTAACAATTTTTTATTTTTTTGTGTTCTTATCTATCCACCAACTAACATAGCTTGATATATATAATCCTATTGCTATTCCTACTATTAAACTTATTATTGTTGTTTCTATCATTTTTCTGTATGTATAAATATATTAATCTGAAATATTATTAAATAAATATGTATCTCCCAATAGTTTCTAACATCATCAGGTGCAAAATGCCTTACTCCAAACATTA